GGCAATCAGGACTTGCTCTCGTAGCTTGGTTATGAATTCCTCGTCACGCTTAACACGAACTAAAACGTGAGGCATATCTGGATGATAGGAAAAGAAATCCCACCACTTTCTATCCGTAACCATCATGCAGCCCTGGATTTGCTGATAGTATTTCTTAACGCCAGATTGTTTGTCGCGCCAGTAGCCAGCCTGAGTCGTTTGGGCAGGGCATTTGATTTCTAATCCACCATCTTTACCAATAAGCCCATCGGGACTGCAGCCATAGCTTTCACTGTCGTCAAGAATAAAACCAAACTGATCTACTTTATTGCCAGTGATAAATTCATAATCGGCTCGCCCTAACGGCTCACGCTCAGTGCCAAGCATCATGGCTTCACTCGTATAATGTGGCTCAGATTTGCCTGTAATCCGTTCCCCAAGAAGCTGATTAATATATGCATCAGCACTAGCAGAGGGCTTACCTGTCATTGTAATTAGCTTTGAGAACATTGATGCGCTAGGCTTACCCAATCGGGCGGCAAGCCATGCATCAGTGCCTTGATCGTGCGGAGAGATAATCATACTGCCGCCTTTCTGACTTTAATTGCAGCTTTTTCTGCCTCTTGCAATGCTCGTTCTTTTTTAGTGTTTAAAGCACTTATCGCTCGATCAAACTTTTCTTTTGGCATCTTGTTGGTAGAAGGAATTTCATAAGCAGCACAAAATGCTTTAACGTCTGCCTTTGTTTCTTTAAGCAAATCAGTCACTGCTTTAAGCTGCATATCATCAATAACATCAGTATTACCGCGAATCATTGCGCTCTCAGCATCATCATCAGCCGTTGGAATCCCAGCAATAGATTGAAGTGCATACCGTCTTGCGTAGGTTATGGCCGACCCAGCAGATTGAGGATCATTCTTAACTAACGGTAGGGTGTAAGACGTTTCAAGCCATTCGCCAGATTCATGCATCAACCTAGTTACTACGCCAACCCTGTTTTCATCATTAATTGGGAACTGAGTGTAGGCAATTCCAGCACTAGCAAACGGTTCTTTTATCGCCATAATTACAGAAGTTAAATCTGCATAGCTTGATTTAAAGAATGGGTTTTTACTGTCTTTAACTGCACCACCCATTACTTTCTGTGCTTTAACCAACGCACCTGATAGGTTTTTAATAGATTCGGATGAATTCATTGTGAAGTTCTCCCTTCCATCATTCGCTCGATTTGAATCCTGGCACTGTACCCGCGTTCATAATCGCTGCTGCAGCCAGTTTTATGTGGCGTACCGTTAATTGCGTCTAACTCTCCTTGAATAAAAGCTCCTGGGTTTTTTACGTCCAGTTGCTCCTTATCCATCCAAATTTCAAACTGTTTCATAATGTCCATGTTGTTTCCCCTTTTTTATATCAGTTGTAAATTTCGTCCGTTGTCACCTGAAAATGTTTAGCAAGCTTCAAAGCCGTTATTCGTGATGGTGTATTACTAACACCACTGGCTAACTTACTAAGCGTTTGTTGCGTTACTCCTGTTACTTTTGATAACTCAACTTGCGTTATCGCTTTGTTAGCGAATACTTTTTGCAAAAACTTATTACCTGTTTTCATTAATTTTTCCAATATTATTTGATTACGCGTTTAAGATAGCATGGATAAATATAAAGTGCAACGCTCTTACGCGTATTATTGGCTAAGCTTTTGCCAGGTAGAGATAATTCAAATTCTCAACTCTTGCTTACGCGCGTACTCTGGAGTAGGATGCTGTCTACAATAACTCTGTAGGTGAATATATCTCAGTCGGTGATCGCTTAAAGCAAGCACGACAAGATGCTGGAATGACTCAAGAAATGTTAGCGAAGCTTTCAGGGGTTGCTCAGGCGAGGATCAGTGCGCTCGAATTAAACAAAAACAAAACATCAAGATATTTAATTGAGTTAAGTACTGCGCTGGGTGTAGACCCAACTTGGTTATCAACTGGAGCAGCCATTGGGGATGCTAAGGTTGATTATACGCCTTTAGAAAAGGAGTTTCTAAGGTTGATTAAGGAATTATCTGACGAAGATCGCGCTCGTGAGATTGCTTATATTCAAAAGCTGGTGAATGACCGATCACTTCTTTAAGCCTATCGTTAAAATCTATTTGTTCTTTCGTTGTTAACTTTTTATAAAGCTCTATAAAATCAAGTTCGTTCATTGGTTTAGTCCTCTAACAGCGCCATTCTTTAAAAACCAAATCATCTGCACTGTCAGAAATCGACCAGTGTGGCTGACCAGGGTGTAATAATATGTTTCCATTTTTGTAATCATCGATTCTTGCCTTGTCTTTTGTTTATTATTTTTCTAACGACGGTCTGCGAAAGTACTCTCAATTATTTACAATTGCAAAGCTTATTTTAATATTAACAATAATCATTCGCAATTAGATTATTTAAAGGTGATCGTGTTCGTTTCACTTAAAAACTTAGATAACATAGTAATTGCATAGGCTACAGAGTAGATTAACAAAAAACACTATTTAAGGCTGCATAAATATAAATTCGTTAACAGTCAGCATTTGCAATGTTTATCTATCCATAACTAAAATTTGATCCATTGCTATATAGATAGATCAAAATTTAATCTTTATACATTATTTTATTATCGCAATCCTCTATTGAATATAATCTCTTACGCGTATAACATGACCTTCTACTATCCCATAAAAGGCATGCCGTTGAGCAAAATTCTTGTCGCTCCCTTAGAGGCTCTGACCGATCCTGATTTGACTGATCAAGAGCGCAGGGTGTTGCTTGCTTTGTTTTCTTATCGCGGAAGATTGACCGAAAACGTCTGGCCGACAAGAGAGCAAATTGGTGAGAGAGCAAACATAAAAGACCTTGCTAGTGTCGGAAAACGTACATCATCGCTTGCCAAGAAAGGTTGGTTGATCAAGTTTAAAAAAGGCTTTTCTGGGCATATGACTTATACGATGCAGTTCCCAGTACGTCTTGAGACTCCAGTGGACGCTATAGTACAACCATTAGAGGTGAAATCCACCTCGTATGCATTAGAGGCAGAATCCACCTCCCATTCGAGGCAGAATACACCTCCTCATACGAGGTGCTTAGTACCCACTGCATTAAACAAACCAATTAAACAAACCATTAAACAAACCATAGTACATAAGAGAATCATTTTTTCTGTTGATGATCCTTTAGGTGATCTATACAAAGAATTTATAGACTACCGAATCGGGCTAAAGCATCCATTGACTCAACAAATGTTTGATCGTTTTCTTAACACGGTACAGATGTGCTGCGATGAACTATCAAAGACCCCAGCGTGGGTGATCACAGAAACAATCGATGCTGGATGGCGAACATGCAAAGCAGAATGGCTAAGAAACAGGATTGCGGTAAACCCTAAATCAGATTCTATAAGAAATAAGTCGATCCTAGAATCGTTAACAGATACGAGTTGGGCTAACTGATGGCTTCATGCAAAATCCGAAAACTATACAAGTTCATTGGCACTGACCATAGATTTAAGGTTGGTGATTTTTATGACCGCTGGCAGATATGTGAAATGTGTGACCTGACATTTTACGCAGTTAAAAATCGTTTGTTAGGTATGAATTATTTTGACGATAACTCACTGCGGCCAGCAAAACCGCGCAATACCATATCGCCTGTATTTAACACGGCTACTGAGGCGCTAAGTGCCAAGTGGCTGAAAAGGCGCTTGAAATGAGCGAAGGATGGACAGTTAACAGCCAGCATAGCTTCCAGGGCTTTTTAAAGCGGGCAGAAGAGTTGTACAACGACAATGGTTACATCACTTTTTTATGGAAAACGGCCAAGCAACGGACAGCCCGCCAGAACGATGCACTCCATGTTTTCTTCGACAACATTGCCGATGGCTGTAACGACTGCGGTTACGACATGGTGCTGAGTTCCCCTGTGTTGAAGTCTGTGACTATTCCCTGGACAAAAGATTCCGTCAAAGAACGGATGTGGCGGCCCGTCCAGCTTGCCATGTATCCAAAGAAGAAAAGTACAACGCAGCTAAACCGCAATGAAATTAGTCTCATTGCGGAAGTAATCACTAGGCATTTAAGCGTCACCAAAGGTCTTTACATTCCGTTCCCTAGCAAGGAAAACACAGATGGCTAAACCATTACGGGCGCAATGCTTGATTGCGATACAGAAACTATCACGCATAGAAGCTGCCAATTCTAATGGTTATGCGGAGTGTGTGTCATGTGATCCAAATGCATTAGGGCGGTGGCATCACTGGAAAGATATGGATGGTGGTCATTTTATACCTAAAGGTAGTTCGTCTTATTGGGCGCTTGATCGGGTCAATGTGCATCCGCAATGCAAAGGCTGCAATGGCTTTGGCATGAAACACGGATCATCAGAGGCTTGGTACACCATTTGGATGCAAAATTATTACGGTAAGGATTTTGTAGAGCAGATGTTAAGAGAGAAAGGAAACACCAAAAAGCTGTATGCCGCTGACTATCGAGAAATATTAGCAGAGTTTAACGAACTAACTAGATTCCATGAAAAAAGGATTGGTGAATGTTGAGTAGCGAGGATGAAAGGTTGATTAAAACTACTGATGAGGTTGGGTGCGCGACAAAAACTGTAAACCTTAC